GTTATAATATACGGAGGAATCAATCTCAACGTAAAGTACTTTAAGATCAACTATTTCTTGACTAATTCCTGCAATCGAATAATTTTTAAGTTGATTAAGAATATAATTTTTATCAAAATCAGATACATAACTTCCATTTTTGGGTTTAATGCTAATAATAACCTTTCCAAACATTGGGGGGTTTAACTCTTCTCCACCAACAACAGAGATTGAATCTGCATTTGGATAGATTTCTTTGATGATTGCCTCATAATCTCTGGAAGTTACTGAACGATATTGAGATGAATATAAACGAGGTGCATAATATTTGATTGATGAAATATTTTCAATCTCATCACCATTTGCTGCGGCGGAAATTGTATTTACAGTAACCGCATTTGATGGAATGACTCTTACATTTGAAGCATCAACTAGTCCACCCTTAAAATCAAATGAAGATGATCCGTTTCCAGATTTTCCGTTTGTGATGATATATTTAATTGTTATGACTGTATTATTATCTAACTTCTTACCAAAATATCCATCACCAAAGATGAGTTCATACTTTTCATCTTGAACTTCCTGTATGAAATAGATTTCTGATGTTGATTTTGCATTTAAGATATTATTAACTTTATAATACTCTCTACCTAAACCGCTGTCATTAACTCCTTTTACATAAACAACGATTGTTGATGTATCGACATTAGCATTATCAATAACAAACTTCTGATTAATTCCTGTATTTACCGTCCACTGTTTTCTTAATAATGTTCCTTCATAAACATAAACTGGAGATGATGAAGATCCAAACTTTGCAATACCATTATTTACAGTTGTTGTGATACTTTCGGAAGTTGAAAATGTATAAGATGTATTTTCAACCGATCCTACGCACACTAGGCCCGCTTCTAAGGTAAGTAGAGGACTAGTTGTTGTGGTTGGAACTTCGATTGTAACTGACGCCCTTGCTGCCTTTCTGGAGCGGGGTACATAACCAATATTTCTTGCCAGTGAAACAACATTTTCTCTCAAAGTTGCAGAATCCAAAAAGGATTCGTTCACAACCATATTTGAGTTAAATGCCGTAATATAAGTGTTATACGCAAGAGTATCAATCAAGACAGAAAAATTAGATCCTTCAAAATCAAAATCTGTGAAATTTGAATTTGCACGGAGATAATCTTTAATGGATGCTTTGATCTGATCGAAATCTAGATTAGTAAACTGTGTAAAAGGCATTTGATTATCTGGTTGCCTCTAATAAAAACGTAAATTGTTGAGTTGGAAACTCTTGACCAATAATATCAAAGATGACATCAACCTCAAACGCATTATTATCTGGAATAGGGTTTGCTTTGACTTGCAGATTTTTAACTCTTGGTTCAAAGTTTTTAATCGTTATTTTGATTTGATCTTCAACAATTGATGCCGTACCATAATCAACAAACTCAAATAAACTTTTACGAACATCAGATCCAAGAATCGAGTTAAAAAACCTTTCGGTTGGAATGGTTTCGACTAGATTGCGAACGGATCTGATGATTGCACGTTCATTTGACAAGATGGGAAGATCTTTTGTCACAGGATGTGGATCAAAAGACAGACTAATATCTTTAAATGATCGGGATATTTTCTTAAATTCCATCGAACAAAAAGATATTTTGCATTATTTATACCTACTACCAACCAGATCCATAGATTGGTTCTGTACCGTACTCCCAGTCATCATAGTCTTCATCATTACGAATTTTTTCATGAAGTTCAACTTGCTTATCAAAATCGTGTTTTGGCGCAGAATCGTGCATAATTTCTTGAATAACACGTTTTGTTGGTGGATTTGGATTGTAATCAGTCACCAGTTTTGTGGTTCCCCACATCTGATTCATATAATTTACATCTCTATCAACGGGTAAATTGGACATTTTAGCTCCTGTTTTATGAATAAAACAGAACTTTTATAAAGGAGGTTGCTATCTCCTTGTTTTTATTTAACGGTCGACCTCACGAAGAGAATAGTTGTCTGAATTGAGGTATTTTAGCATTTCAAGAGCAACCAATCGCGGATTTCCTTGTCCACATGTATAGACATCGATCGCAATTGCACCTTTTTCTGGCCAAGTATGGCAAGAAACATGACTTTCTGCAAGTGCAATCATGATTGTGCATCCTTGAGGCATGAAACAGTGACTATAAACGTTTAAAATTGTCATTTTTGCACGGTTTATGCCATTTTCCATTGCTTTTTGAAGGAATATGACGTCATTTAGAAGACTAAAGTCAACATCATACACTTCTAAAAGTAGGTGTTTACCCATTGAAAAATGTTCCAATATACCAGAATACTAAAAAGTCTATTTATTTATCGAAATTAGAGATATTTTTACGAAAAAGGGTATAATTTTTTTGAATTCTAATCTCATTATTTTTAAAAGTCCAACATTCTCCACCATCATCTAGAAAAACAACCCATTCTAGATCATGTTCTTGAGATCTATCAATTAAAAAAAATGCCCACCCTTTACCTTTGGGAGTAATAACAGGAATCTGTGGATTTAATTGAATCATTTTTTAATGATAAATGGTTGATAATTCATCTTCATCAAGGATAAAAATATTTTTATCCTTTCAATCAATGGTATTATTTACCTTGACCTCTATAAGGTTTACGAGCCTCATTGCGAGAAGACGCAGCGTACTTAGTTCCCCCTCCATTGCCTTGGCGAGACTTTTTAGGAGAACCGAGAGTATCGAGAGTATAAGAGCTCTTATTCTGATCAGATTTTGCTTTAACTGCCATAAGTTTTATTCTCCAATAATTTCAGTTTCAAGTTCTTCAGGTTTTGGAGAACCTGTCCGATAGTACTCAATCGACAGATCCTCCATAATATTGAAATATTCTTCTTCTGTAAGGTCAGAGTATATTTTTCTACCCTTACAGTAAATATTATAAAATTCGATGGACATCAGATTACCCGAGTTTTTTCGTGTCCAACGCGAATGCGAGGATCACACCAAATCTCAAATCCTGCTTCTTTCGCATCTAGACAGAAACTTACATCTTCTCCACACATGTCTTGAACTTCTCCAGACTCAAAGACTTGCATCTTTGGAGCAAACCAGGGATACTTCATTTCTTCGTGTTCAAAGACTCCGTTCTTAATCAAAACCCATCCAAAACCAGTATAATCAACAGTAAATGGTTTACGGCGCTTTTCCATTGTTTCAAGAGTTTCGTGATTCATCACTCCACCATTACTACGGAAATCATCTTCTTCCATCCAGTGTGCAACAGATGTTGTTCGACCATCTTCTGTACAATACCATCCTGAGGCAATATCTTTATTCATCAGAACCAATTGCCAGAACTTTTCGGTGCCGAAAACAATGTCACTATCGATCCATAGTTGCCAGTCATATTTTAGTTGTCCGTCCCAAGGTTTTTGATCAGGCCCACGAAGAACATTTGCACCTAAACACTTACACCGTGCAAAGTTGACCATTGAACTATAGTCTTGTGAGATCTGAATACTCACACCCGCCGAAACTAAATCAAAACAGAGTTGTACAAAGTTTTTCAGGAATGTATAAGAAACTACTCTTCCTGGTAAACAAAATACAAGAGATTTTCCTTTCACCATTTCTTTTGCCAGATTATAGTCCCATTCTTGTTCTGTTTTGGGTGCTACTGGGCTTTTTGCTTTTACAGTAAATCCTTTAGACATAAGCTTAGTGTTGTTACTTTCATATCATACAATATTATATATCAGATGTCAATCCAGAATAATTTCCTGATAAGAGAGATCATCTATAGTATATTCTGTTTTCATAAGCCCTACCATATTATTCAGAGTTTTCCAAGTTGTACGAAACTCGTCCTCTGAAATTGAATCAAATAAACACTTATCTTTTGCATAGATTTGATATGTTTTAGTCATCTTTATTTTCCGATAGTATAATATCATCACCATCGAGCGTCAAACAAATCTGTGTGTCCTCGTACCAGGACAGTTCATTCATTAAACATTCTGGTATCACTAAGTAATATTCTCCACTGATTGGATCAGCCTGAATTGATTGAATATTGTCTTCGAATTTTTTCATTCTTATTACTTTGAGTGTATGTGTGTAAAACTATTTAAGATTATATAGTAAATCTTGTAGGCAAAAAATTTATGGCGGGAAAATTTTTAAGATTATATGAGATTATATGAAAAATCTTGTGAGGAAAAAATTTATGGCGGGAAAATTTTTTAAGTCTTGTTGAATAATGATCTCGCTTGGGTAACACTTTATAGCTTAGGGGATCCTATCGAATTTAATTACGGGGGGCATAACCACGCACGGCGGCGGGCGGCGCCACCCCACATAACGGGGCGACTGCCTGTCCCGAACGAACGAATAGGGCACCTGCCTCAGCGCACGTCGCCCAGGGCGCTGGCGGTGGTGCTCATGCTGGTGCCCCTGCTACCAGCGGCGCCGCCATGAGTGCGGACTCTGGTGCTGCCACCCTTGATGCGATCCGCCCAACGGTTGGCGCTGGCGCCATGAGCAACGGGCAGGCGGGTGACCTTAAACTGAATGCCGTCGATGGTGGTGGAGGTCATAGAGTTGGTTGCGGTTCGGATTGATTGTGGCACGAATCGGAAAGGGGGGGATCAGTACCCCAACCAGGAGAGGAACTCACCAGCGTCGACAGGACCGAAGCGGGCGGTGGTTCCGTAGTCGGTGCGGAAGTCGTCCCACAGTCCGTGATCCTTTGCTGCTTGGCAGGCGGTGCCCCAGCGGATCGTCCCGTTGCTGGGATCGGTGCAGGATTCCAGCAGTTCGGGGAAGGTGGAGAAGGTCATCAGAGGGTGTCGGGTGAGAGTATTGTAGCAGATCAGGCGGCGACGTAGCGGTCGGCGTAGACCTGCTCCAGGCGGTACGCCTCCTCCTCACGGGCATCGTCGTCGTGGTTGCCTTCCAGGGATTGGCGACAGTGAATCAGTTCGTGAATCAGGGTAGTGACATACTCCAGATGGGGCAAGTCGCGCTCAACATCGATCAGGAACTCCAGGTCGTCCTCCTGCTGCTGCCAACCCACCACACCCTCAGAGGCGATCAGGCGGCGGTGGTGAACGGTGATGGTGGCGGCGCCCAGGAGGGGTTCCTGATCCAGCATGAAGCGGTAGACCTGCTGTGCCAGGCGGGGGCGTTGCTTCTGTCCTGAAGTGAGCAGCATGGGTCCGTTGCGGTTGAGAGTATTGTAGCAGATCCCAGGGGAGGGTCACTCCATCCCCATTGCCGCCTTCAGGTTGTTGTAGGCGTTCAGGTAGTAGTCGGCATCGGACCCCTTACCAGCAACGCGGCAATCGCAAGCGAGGCAGAGGAGAGCGGTGCGGATGGTGCTCCACTGTGCCTCAGTCAGGGTGACAGTGCAGAGGTCCAGGGGAAGAACGTTGGTGCGGACGGTCATCGGAGGGGTGTCGGTTGCTTGAGTATTGTAGCAGATCGGAGGCGGGTCACTGCCCGTTGGTGTAGTCTCCCACGATCAGACCATTGCAGCGGACCTGAGCGTAACCATACTCCTCAGAGAGGGAGAGGCACAGATCCCAGGCACGGTCCTCATCGGTCGTGGTGTTCTCCCAGGGAGCGGAGGGGCAGATCACGTCGTAGCGGGTCATCGGTTTCCTTTGAACTGAGATCAGTATAGAGGCAAAAGGGAGGGGAATGCCCCTCCGTTGTGCCACTATCAGAATTGGATCTCCTGGTCGGTGGCATCGCTCTCAGCGGAGGCGATCGTCTCCAGGATCTGCAGAATCTCATCCCCATTGCTACCACGGCGGAGCAGGGAGAGAGCAAGGTCGGCGGTCATGAGTTGAAAATGGGATAGGGTGTGCTGGGAGTCTTTAAGGGCGCTCCCGTTCCCATTGCATCAGGCGGCGATGGGTTCAGGAATCAGGCGGAGCACATCATCCTCCCAGCGGTAGAAGTGCAGAATCTCAGCGTAGGGGTCAACAGCAGGGGCAGGTGCCTGTGCCTTCAGAATCGCTGCCTTGCACTGGGCGGCGATCTCATCAATGCTCACGGCGCGGTCGGTAGCGGGGTTGTAGCGCATTGGGGTTCGGTTGAGTGAACTGAGAGTATTGTAGGGCAGTCTTTCGGGCGCTGCCGTTCCCAGTGTGCCAGTGCCTCAGGCGGTTGCCAGGGCGGAATCGAAGTTGATCTCCCGCTCTTCGATCAGGGCGTAGTCTACGGCGATCTGCTGCTCCAGGTGCTCAGCGTATGCTTTGGCGGTGGAGCGGCAATCGAACAGGCGGAGGGTCTTGAAGTCCTCCCCTTCGTAGTCGGTGCCAGCGATGACGGCGTAGAATTTCATGGTCGGGTCGTTTGAACTGAATGTATTGTAAGGGGTGGCGCCCCTCAGAACGCCACCAGTTGGTCCAGATCCCATTGTGGCACAAGCGCCACCTTAGCATAGGTGCTGGCGTTGGCGGTCAACCAGCGGTTGACGTGCTTGGTGGTCGTGGTGCTGTAGGTCTGCTCCGTCCGCATCCACCCCCTACCAGGCACCAGGGCGGCGACTGGGGTGGAGTAGGAGAACAGGACCTCAGTCCCGTCTGCCAGGGAGACCTGGGTTTGATTGCTGCCGATGGGTTGAACCTTCATGAGGTGTCCTCTGAACTGAGATCAGTATAAGGGGTCAGCGGGCGATCAGGTCGGCAGCAGTGGACAGTGCGTCTGCTGTCACAACCCTCACGGGGCGGATCGGTTCCCAGAGCAACCACAGCAGCAGAGCACCAACGGTCAGGCGGAGCATGGTAGCGCGGTGGAACTCAGGGGAGCGGGAACGGGTCAGGGAGCGGATCATCAGCGACGGTTCAGGCGGGAGACGATCATTGCCTGGGAGAATCCCAGGACGTATGCCAACAGCATCAGGAGTCCAACAGTCATGGTGCCAGGTGAGCGGGGGAACCACATGAACGGTAGAAGTCTACCATACGCATCGCCTCATCATAGGTGCGGAAGAACTGAGAGCGCCACTCGCAGGCATTGTATGGGACCTGGTAGCGGACTTCGTAGCGGATCAGTGCCATGGGGTTGTCTGAACTGAGATCAGTATAGGGGGTCAGAGTGCCAGGTCTACGGGGTCTGTGCCACTTGCTCAACTGTCCTCCACAAGATCAAACTTAGAATCAACACATTCCCAATAACGACACAAATCGTAGTCGGGTTCGTTGATCCATTCCTCTGCTTCTTCTTTGGTGTCGAAGACAACAGCAGTCGTGTTAGTTTCAGTAACGTAGACAGTGTAAGACATGATTAGTTCAGTTCGCGGAGTTCGTTTTCAATACAGTTGAAGATTTCCTCATAGAGGTAATCATAATCGTCTTCCACATTGTTGAGAACTTGTGCTGCAATCTCGCGGGATTGTGTCACTGGTTCTCCATCTTCATCCATCACGAATACATCTTCGCCCGTGAAGATAAATGCAGCAACAGGAGCATCTTCGCCCTGTTTAGCGATCATACGCTCAACAGATTCTTTGAGTTGTTGAAGTGTTCGTGCCATCAGTCGTTGGTGGGGTGATACTCTTTGAGTGTGTCAGTCATTTTTGGAATACGCTCTGCCGTATGGTTTCATACAATTTATGGGCACATTCATACTCTTGTTCAGAATAGTTTCCGTTGTCAATCGTCCAGATCAGTGCCTCCAAAAGGACATCAATCTGTTCGTCAGTGAAGTGAAACTCTTTGAGTGTGTTAGTCATTATCAGAAACGAATAATGGGGTGATTAACATCGAGGACATCACATTCCTCAGTCGCAAATACTAACTCTACAGATGCCTGAAATACCTCATCTGGTTCATCTTCAGAGCAGATAGCAACATCTTGATTGAGTTGTTCTTCAGAA